AGTTTTATTTGCACGTTTAAAATGAGCACACATAACAGGAAAGATGATAAAGATAACGAAGATGAGCTTAAAGTTGATAAGAATGCATCTAATTTAGATGGAGTTCCAAATGCAACAACAACGGTAGTTGAAGGCGCAATTAAAGCAGCCAACGACTCAGTAATTATCGAAGATCCAACAAATCCAACAAATATTCCTGTTCCTTCCACTATTACTAATGTTGAACAGGAAAGGCTGGACACCATACAATATGATAAACCGGCTGCTAAAGTGTTACACACTAAAGGCTTAACGGTGACATCAAAATGGGATAAGGATATCCAGATCGTTAGCCCCTTTAGAGTGGTAGAAGCTACAAATCGACTCATTTCTTATAAATTTCACTACTCTACGATCAAAAGGCCGAGACAGCAATTTAACACGAATACTGAAGCAATAGGTATTTTTGGAAAATCGGAGGAATTATTCTGTTATGGTTTATCATATGCAGAACATGATTATGACGAAGATTTATTAAAGAAAATAGGTGTTTCAAGCGCGAGTGGTATATTACATACCGCAACCATCATCCCACGTATAGAGTCAGGTCAAAATGAGCTGACATACTCAAAGATTATTGATCATAAAGATAACATATCTGGCGAACTAAAAATGTTAATTCATTGCACAAATCGCACACATGTAAAGAAATGGGAAGGTGTGGGTCAAATAGGCGATACCGCTGTGTATCACGGATTTATTCGGGATCGCAATGATGTTCCTCCAGACAATTCACCGGTACTACCATTTGCATACAACAAATTAATATTACCCACAGTTAGAGGTTACATTGCTAATCTAGCTGAAGGTATTCCAGTTAGATACACATATGGTAGAATGGCAACGCAACGTGAAGCAAATGCAAATTGGACCGTTTCAGAGTCACACGCTATCAATGTTTGTCAATATACAGCGCAAATGTTTAATCATGCATTCAATTATGCTTTAGAATCAAGAACAAACTTTCACGCATTAAAACGTATGTTGGAGGCCTGCTGTTGGGCGGGTTCTAGCGTGTCATTCACTATTGATGAAGCATTCATTCCTGTGCATATTCCGGATGCGCATACTGCAATATCCGGTTTGATGTTATGTTTATGTCGCGATTCGACGATGAATGACCGCATATTAGAGGTATTCATGAATTATTTATCAGAGGCAGATTTGATGAGTTTCAATATTACTGATACATTTACGTCAAACGAAATAGTGTCTAATGCAGCTAATGATTCGGTACAGAGCGAACTTTCAATGTTATCGAAAGACGCAAACGTAGATCGAGTTGTTCGTGCATTGTGTGAGGAGATCCATTTCATCACACAGATACCATCATTCATGCCATTTACTAGTGACATGCGTTCCATGACGTCATTAATAGCCGTGATGTTATATGCTTTACTTCAGTTGTTCTTTCCAAACCAGTTTTGGATGCACTGTCGCCTTATTCAAAACGAGTTAATGACATTTTTCAGAACACATTATAATCATGAGTATACTCAGATAATCAATCAATATGGCACTTTTTACACTGTGAACGCACAAGGTGGTATCGTTGATAACCCAGGTAGACATGATGACTTTACAGACGACCCATTTACAGACACATACCCCACGCTATTCAGGCGTCATGTTGGCCAAGCAGGGTTCGTTGGCGCGCCAACAATCACGAATTACATGAGGCTGTTTAATCCTTTATTTCAGAATGGCGAAGCGGACGATTTGGCAATGCGAGCCGAGTTCCCACGGCTAATGTCCAATCCTAGTCATTACATCCCATATCCGCCATATGCTCAAAACAATGATATTACCGAGAGATTATATGCCATGAAATCCTTCTTTATCGCACAAGCACCAAATGTCAATGATGCTGGACGAAAAGCAAGTACCGAGCCCATTATTCAACAAATTAAGCATATATTCAACCACAGTCTTGAAGCCGCAAACGCGTTATGCAGAACAGTGGGGCACATTATGCGTACAATGGCAAACTTCCCTCTCGCATATGCCCCAAATTTCCTGCCAAACGCTAATGGACATATGAATATAAATTATGGAGTTAATGATCCAGGAGTACGTGGAGTTGGGGATGTGCTGAGGCAGACGAGCACTACTCACACCTTTACTCCCGCTGTCGTGATCGCTCTCTTGTTTAACACCAATTTTAAAATTAATGATATTCTTGGTAAAGGTTTAGAGGGAGCGCGCGTTCCATTCAATCTAATAATGCCAGATGCCGTCACTGTTTTCAACCATTCCCTCGCTTTGGTAAATGAGAGCATTCTGCTGTCGTCAGCTGACTATGTTCTTGCATATCTCTTTCATGGGGAGAATATTGATCAAGCGCTTGTCGATCTACGGGAACATTGGGGTTTCGATCACTTTGATTCCTTTACGTATTCTTTTATGAGACAAGCAGTTGCGGAATATTTCAGGAACAATCCTACGTATCTTCAAGGATTTACATATCATACCGCAAAACTCAAAAGGGACGGGAGGTTAACTCGGCCACGGTTTGTCCGATTACATCGCCAGGGTAATGGTATCCCTTTCAATCCTGTGATTGATTCACCAGTATTAAATCAAAGATATGCAAAGTCTTGCAGCAATACCCAGGTGAATAATATGGTTGTTGGTGCGAAGATGATTAATAGAATGAGACGGGTACGTAATGGTGTAAGGCTAACCATGCGTCAGGAGCTTCACCCTAACATCCAACCTATCGCTGTACCGGAAGAAATTGATCAAATTCTAGTTAGGGAAATAAATTACGTTGACGGTTTATTTACTTCTCGCCCTCATGGAACGTCAAACATGTGGGTTTTTGAGTCAAAGAATGGAGGTCATTCACCATACGCAGCTGATTGGATTCCAATCCATCTAACGATTGATAATGTTGCTGGTATAAGTAACCCAATTGATATTACTAATATAATTAATGGTATCAAATACGCGAAGTGGTTTGTAACAATCACAAATTTTAAGTATACGTCACAACTCACTACCAACGAAGATTTAGTCACATCGACAAGTGTGTCAATCGTCGATATTTTCAAGGCTCCACGTACAAGATTATTTCATATATTCTTCTACTATGATCCCCTCAGGGTATCGCAAACTGAATTTGATTTTCCATCTGAAGATCTACTCTTTCAGTATATGTATCCCCTTGAGGACATCACTGATGTTATTGCTACTGGTGGACTAGCTTTATCAACAGAAACGGGAGATGCTTTGACTTTTCAGCCTCCAACTATTGGAGAGTATCATACTGGGGACGTGGATTTGCAAGGTAGAAATATCTTTGAAGAAGACGTTCCGAAAGTGGACTCAGAGCTGATTTCTATGTCTAATGTAATCTTTGGAACTAATAAGTCCATCAACTTCAACGCTAAGAATCGTATTCATATTCGTCCCGCTCCTGTATATCAAATGTAAATAACGGCACATCTGCAAATAATTAGGTC